GGAGTGTTACAACTTCCTCACTGTCCAGGAAGTTTTTGAGGGCATGGGAATTGTCTACACACCAGCAGACAAAGGTGAAAACGCTTTAGCGTTGAAACCTATCCGTGACCTTGAGTTCTTGAAGAACACTTCCCGCTGCGACAGAATTGTCCCTGGAACTTCCATTTATGGTGTTCCAGAGCTCCTGAACGTTGATTCATCCCTTCGCTGGATACGCAACAGCAAAGGAGCGCTCGAGGCTATTGAGGACAACTGTGAAGATGCTTTGCGTCGAGTCTTCGGCTACGGCCGAAAGCATTTTGACGAGCTTCGTGAGAAGTTCATCTCCCAGCTTGGTACCGTCGGCAGCACTAAAAGGCTTATCACCTTTGCTGCATGTCGTGATCTCTGGCTCTCCGGTGAGTTGTCGAGTATCCACTCCCAGAGTGCTGACTCTTCTGACATGCCTTACATCGACACCCAACCCTCTCGTGGGGTTGCTGAGAATGCCTGGTTGACATGGTATGTCAACAATCCGGTGTGTCCTACACCTGGTTGTAAGAACCGCGTCATCCTCTCAGAGGGAACACTCTTGTGTGACTTCTGCTTGGTTGATCCTTATGCTAGTGACCTCTTTGGAGTTGAAGCACAAGCATCTGTCGTTCGTGGTGAAGCGAAAGTTGATGTCGCGCCCACAGAATCAGTTGGTGTTTCTTTCCAAGACTTGGAAGCACCTCAAATTAGCACTGGCGGTCGAAACCTCTCTCGCATGCTACCTAACAGTGACAACCCCGAGCGGCCACTTCGGTTTGCTGATGTTGTTGAACGATTTCAGTTTGTCGATGAGTTCCAGTGGCCCTCCTCTGCTCCAACTCATGAGATTTTGTGGAGTGGATCAGTGCCGTGGGAATTAATCACATCTCCATCAATGATCAGTGCCTTTGACACCTTTGTGTATCACCGCTCAAAGGTTCTTGTTAAAATACAGATCCAGGCACAGCCGTTTCAGTGTGGACAACTGATTGCTTATTTTGTACCTCACATGACTGAGGAAGAGATTCTCCTGCACATTGCTAGATCTCGTTCTAGTCAAATTCTATGTCCACACACTCTTGGCAATGCTGGAAGTACACGTGAAATGGTCCTTGCAATTCCTTTCGCTCACTTCCGACAACGCCTCGACACCAACCTGTCAGCTACCTCGCGTGGCGACCTTGGCACTCTTGTCATAGCAGTCTTTAATCCTTTAGTTGTTGGACCATCTGCTCCACCTTCAGGAGACGTTGCTAACGTTTCTGTCTATGCTTCGTTCCCAGACATTGACTTCCAGGTCCTTGACCCAGAGGAGAATGTTACTGCCAGAGCGCGAGCACAAGCTGCTCTTTATGAAGTCATTCCCCAGATGAACTCAGCTCCTGCTCCTGGACCAGAACCCCTCCCAGTTGATGATTCGCCGCTTGGAGCACAGGACACTCTTCCTGTGACCCGAGTGGCACCAATTGAGCGGGCACGCCCTGCAGTTGCACGTGATATTCGTGTCAACAATATCACAGAGTTCGCCAAAAGGAAAGTCTTGCTCTACAAGGGTTTGGCTGGAACTCTTCGCCTTCCATCTAGCAATCTCGTCTATGGAAAAGCTGAAGGATCCCATACCCTTTCATCCTACTATGCTGCATTGTATCGTATGTGGCGTGGTAGTGTCCAGTACATTGTCACTAGTGATAGTGACATTCGTGCTCTTTACGATTACCGCTCTCTTAATGTTGTTGGTGAGCTCCTCCAAAATAGCCTTGAAGGAGATGGAACACTCCTCGGGTTTGCACCAACCACTGCGGGTTTGAAACGGGCTACTCAGATGCAATTTATTGCTCCTTACCAGTCCCCGTATCATGTCCTGCTCCTCCCTTTGAGTGCTGCTGAGCGCAATTTCTTGCACTGCTCTCCTGGAGTCGTCGCAATCGATCCTGACGCGAGTGACGCTAATGCTGCTGTCTACATGTCGGGTGGAGACGACACCTCTTTTGGGTACCTCTTTCGAGTTCCCGAACTCGTCGTTGGTTCACTCCCAATTCCCAATCCCCCCACCCTAGCTGAGCAAAGTGTTGTGTTCACTCCACAGTATGAAACTCATGCCCAAGGTAACTTTACGAGTAACGTTTCTAACGTTAGTCAGCAAGTTACTGGCTCTATTGACTATAAGTCCGGAGCACAAAGTTCAGGGAATGGAGAATTGACACTCGACTACCCTAATATTGGCGTGACGCCAATTGGGTTTGTCCGTCATCCTTTACCTGATCTTGCCAACGTCACTGGGGTTTCTCAAGCGCGTGTGCTTGATGCAAACCCAGGACGACGTTCAGACTTCACCCAAGGGATTTATGGCAACGACGACCCCGAAACATCACTGGCTTATTTGTTTTCGAGAAAATCACTGCTTACCACCTTCCGGTGGTCTGTCACCCAATCCTCTGGGACAGAGTTGTATTCTGCACAGCTTTGCCCCCAACCAGGTTTAGCCCAAGCGACCTCAGTCGGGCAGGTTGTTCAACCAACACTTCTCGGTTACGTCAC